CAGACCAGTGACCACCGCAGCCGTGGAAGTTCCAATCATCAAGCGTCAGCACGCCGTCTAGGGTCATCCGCCAGCCATCGTCGCTCCAGTTGAGGAACTCCCACTGGCCGCTCTCTGGCACGGTCAGCCACCCTGTGAAGTTGACAAGGAAGAAGTCGCCTGGGCAGCCCTCTGCCGGTGGAGCGCCACCCCAGTCGTAGTCGATGTTTGGCACGACGGCGGAGTAGCAGACAGGCAGGTCTGGCGTGGTCTCCCACGGAACGAGTCCAAGCGGTGATCCGTCGTAGACGGTCATCGTCACGCCCTGCTGCGGCAGATCCTCAGCGCGCACGATGGGCAGGAAGATGAGCGTGCTGAAGATGATCCCCAGCAGTGGGAACGCAGCGCGCTTCACTTAGCGAGCAGCGATGCGAGTAGTGGCACAAGTACGCTGAACAACAGCGCACCGATAGCCACTAGTCCTCCTTTGAGTTTGTCCACATCTGAGCGCACCTGATCCAACTTGGCAGAGTGAGAGTCCAGCCGCTCGATCAGTTGGTCGATCTGGCGTGGGGTCATCGTGCCTCCAGAGCAGCAGTCAGTGCGAGCAGCGCAGCTGTTCGAGTTGCGCCAGTACCTGTGACCAGTGACTCGCCTTCCATCTTGTCGGATGCAATGGCAGTCCACACGCCGTCAATCTGGTCAAGCAGGATGACCTGCAAGCCCTGTGCCGCAGAGGCCGTAGCAGCATCGTTGAGTGCCTGAAGTTCAGCGTCCATCACGCACCGATCCTTCCGACGCTCAGTGCCGGATATGCGCCTGCCACTACCACCGTGCTAAGCGCACCACCTGATGTTTGCAAGGCGCTCATCGTCACAAGGTCACCTGATGCCAGGTAGAGATTCGTCGTGCAGCAAAGGATTGACGAGCCAGTTGGCGCGGCCATAGCAGTAGTGCTCGTGACTTCTGTGCCATTCACATTGATGCTCACGATTCGTCGCCCAGTAGCGTTGGCAGCGAAGGCAATGTTTGCGGTCACGCAATAAAAGCCAGCCTGACCAATAGCGATGCGGTCGTTTGCATTGTTGAACCAACTCTTAGGGTCATATGTTCCGGTGGTTGGTGTGGTGCTTGCCGTATCCAGCAAGACTGTTGCTCCTGTGTTGTTTGTAAATGACTGCGTTGCAGATGCGACGCTGGCACGCGATACCCAGAGCGAGTTTGCTCCGTTCAACTGAGTAGTGCCGCCGACTGTGGCATTACCATTGAATAGTGAGTTGGCGTTGACAGTGAGATTTGTTGATACAACAACAGTGCCGTTTGTAAGAATCGCAAGATCTTGTTGAGTACCAGAATACGCGGTTGGGGTGTTGCGAGAGAACTGCAGTACGCCGCTTTGCATCCAGATCGCACCAGGCCCATAGGCTGCTGGATTTGCTCGTTCAGCAACTTGTACGATAGGTTGTCCAACATTTGTTCTAACTTCGTAGATATCAATAGTTGCAACTGAAGCAAAAGTTCCAGTGGTATTTACCTCAATGCTGATCTTTAGGAATGCAGCATCCGATGGGGCATTGAATCGAACTTGGTTGGTGCTAGGAAACAGTGAGGCCACCGTGCCTGTCAACAGGCTAAAGTCCCTTGTTTCTGATAGTGCTGTGCCTGTAGTCGTTGTTTGATCTTGCTCATAGAACTGCATCGTCAAAACGACTGATCGAAGGGTTGTTGAAGTTGCTGCCCCTAGGGCAAGTTCAGGCATATAGGAATAGGCTTGATCCCTGCTTGCTGCAACAGGAATGAACCTGCTGAGAACTGCGCTCTTAGTAGTTGTGGTGTTTGCAGCAACACTCCAGCGCAGCACATTGCCAGATCCTGCGGATGCGTCAGCAACTACCGCACAGGTAATAGCCCCTGCGCTGTTCACATCCGTGAATGTCCAGTAGGGCAGTGGGTTCTCTGCGGTGATCGTGTCGCCAGCTGCGTCCGGCGGAATGGCGAAGTCACCGTTAGCCACGCCAGCCTGAATCTCGCGCAGCGCAGCTGGACCGAAGAGCAGCGCGGTCTCGCCGTCGCTCGATGTGCTGACGAGCGGCGCGCCCTTGTCTGCGTTTACGCCGCCCTCAAACGCGCCGAAGCCTTCTAGGTTTGTGCCGTACTTACCCATCTCTACTCTCCTGCAATGAGGCCGCGCAGCCCCTTCAGATACTGACGGCGGAAGTCCGCCTGGATCTCATACTGGACTTGGTAGGTTCCACCACCCTCAGCGAAGCGCATCGTCACGGTGGGGATGTAGAGAATAGCGGCAGAAAGGTCGAGCGCTGGAGCGGTGAGCTTCACATATTGCCCTGGCAGCCACGCCTTGACGAGCGTGTATGGCGTTGCAGCTTTGACTGGGTAACCTTGGCTGTAGCCGTACTCCCAGTCTGGCGCAGAAGTCTGATTCAGATTGCCACCGGCGATGGTGAACGAGACGGTGCGTACTGGCTTGCCGCGCGTCACCATCGTCGCTCGCGCGAGCGAGCCAATCGTCGCGCCGCGATCCGCCTTGGCGACGATCTTCGGCGCGCTGAACACTTCGTGCGGCAGAGGACCGCTGCGGCTGGCAAGCCCAGCGCCGTTGCGGCTGTAGGTGCCTGTGTAGGTGCGGAAGTATGGGTCGTTGGTCGGAGCCGTGGGCCAAGTCTGGTTATTGTCGTAGCGCGCATAGGCTGAGTCAGCCTGCACAAAGATCCCCTTGACGATGTCTGAGTGATCGAGATTGACGGTGAGATCGCGCGCTAGTAGCCGCGTTGCAGTGGTTGTGCTGCCAACTTGGACGCTCGCAGGATCGGTGACGATCTCTGCCGGAGCGGTTGCATAGGTCGGAGCAACCTCCTTTGGTCCGTAGTTGAGTCGCCCATCGGTATCAATCCAGTAGCGGTACTGAATGTCAGCGATGCCGCCTGCCGCCTCAGCAACCTGATCCAAAGCGCTCTGTAGCGTAGATGCCTTGAAGGTCTGCTTGCCAATGGTCTGCGCGGAGCCTGTGTAGATGGCGCGCGTGGAGCCGCTGATCACGGCGGTGTTGAGAATCTCGCGTGTGGTCGAGTCATTGACCAGCGTATGCACGCGAGCCAGCAATCCGTTGATGATGTCTCTGTCGGTAGAGGTAGACGAGCCAAGCGTGAACGAGTCCACAAAGGAGGTCGCTCGGATACCTGTCGTGCCGTTGCGCACGATGGTCTTTTGCAGCCAGCCATCTGCGTCCTCAGCAGTGACGGTTGCGCGCGATCCAAGGCCGTTCTCCAGCATCCGCGCATCAATGCCGGTGATATAGCCAAGGAAAAGCGGTGACGAGACGCTATAGCGGCTGTCAAAGAACTGGACGCGCGCATTGTCGTACACCGCGCCAGAGCGCCACCACGGCCCTGCCACTGGAGTCTTGGTCTCAATCACATCAAAGGTCATTGAGCCACCGTTGCCGTCGCCTGAGAGCGTGAGCGTCAGGCTGGCAAGGTCAACATACGGCGTGGTCGTAGCACTTGGAGCTGGGAGATCAAGAAGGTTCGCGCCGCTGTCAACGCCAGCCACGATCAGGCTGAATGGGTTCGCCATTTAGCGGCCTCGCTTGAAGGTTCCAGTTCGGTTGATCGAGTCGGTGACCACGGTGTCCACCTTGCCTGTGCCGATGTAGATGTTGTTGGTAGTTGCGCCAGTCTGTGCGGCGGCGATCATTGCTGGTGTCAATCCTGACTGAGCAATCTGCGTCACACCAAGTGCCTTTAGACCAGCAGTCAATACGAATGGCAATGCAACCGCACCAGCAACGGTTGCTGCGCCAACACCGCCCACAGCAGCCGCGCCGCCAGCAGCTGCGGCGGTTCCTGCTGCCCCTGCTGCGCCAGCGGCAGCCGCACCACCAGCGGCACTAGCCGCCGCACCGGCTGCGGATGCTCCAGCAATCGATGTGCCGAATGCAGCGATAGCCTTAGTGACCACAACCTTAGTGAAGACCTCAGCCAAGGCATTAGGGATTGCAGTACCAGCGATGTTTCCGACGATCAGTGCTGTGAATGGATCAAGCCCACCCTTGACAAGGTTCGCAGTGATTGCGCCCTTGAGACCACCAAAGGCAAAGCCGATACCAGAGACAAGGGTCGTGATAGATCCGCCTGGACCAAGCAGCTTGTCAGCTTCCTTGCCAATGCCAGTGATCTTATCGATGAACTTTTCAACCGTAATGATTGCCTTAGGGAACTCAGACTCGAACTGACCCATAAGCATTGGCAGTTTGTCCAGGATCTTTGTGACCAGCGTGTCAGCAAAGCGCTGAAGTTTCGGAGTCATTGCGGCAATGATCCCAGAGAAGCGATCCATATACGGAGCCAGTCCCTTGAAGAGTTTCGTGACTGCTGGCAGGAAGGCTGCGCCGAACTGCTCTTTGAGTTCCTGTGCTTGAATCGATACGACGCTGAACGATCCTTCTAGCGTGTCTGCGTAGGCGGCGGCGCTACCCTTGGTCTTGCCAAGGATTGCGTTGAGCGCCGCCTGACCCTTGACCACCTTTCCAGTGATACCAAGTGTCTTGAGCAGCTTGCCGCCGTTTCCCTGGAACGCCTTACCTACTTGCAGTGTTGCGGTAGCAAGGTCCATACCGGTGGAGCGAGCCAGTTCCATTGCGACGCTCTGGATCTTCTGTGCCTGCGTGTAGTTCTTGGTGAATCGTGTGCTTGCTTCAATCGATGCGCGGACCTCATCGTCAGTGAAGGCAAGTTTCTGACCAGCAAGGATCTGCTTCTCTACGGCTAGGCGCACCGCCTCAGTAGCAAAGCCACGCGCCTTTAGGGCTGCGGTCAGCTTCGCCGTTGCGGCTTCGTCTGCTGCTGCATCCTTGATTGCCGAGACCGTGAACGCGCTTACGCCAGCGGCAACGGCGGCAATCCCCAGTGCTACTTTGCGGAAGTCCGCGCCGATCTTGCTGGCAGTATTTCCAAGGGTGCCAAGCGCCTTGTTGACGGTCTTGATGTTTTTAGACGCGGCATCACGAGCGCTAATCGTTGCATTGACTGTGACATTAGCCATTGCTTACTCCTACCCTGCTCGCAGGTTGGACATATTTGGCGAGATGCCGAAGACCGCTGCATCTGCCCTGAGTCGCTCATTCCGCGCTGATCGAGCAATGCGCTTGATCTTCTCGCTGGCTTCTACGCGTCGCTTGCCCTCAGCCTGGAGAGGGGTCAGTGGGCCGACAAAGTCCGGCTTGTTCCACTGGCGGAGCGACTGCTCCTGTTGGAACTTAGTCGCCGTGCCGTTGGCATACTCAATCTCTAGACCGAGTACCTTGGCGCGCATCGCCTCATCGTTGAGCAAGAGAACGATGGTCTTAGACA